TCACTGTCATAACTAAGATCGCCATTGCCAGACCATATGTTTAATTCATTAGGAGATTCACCAGAATCAAATACCATGCGAATAAGATAAATAGGCCGAACAACATCTGCCGTTGTAACCGCAGTCATGCCACTGGTTAATACTCTACTCATAGAGCCTCCGTCATGGAGAAACTAAACCCGTAAAAGCTAGCATCACTTACCGACCAAGAAAGTTCATTTGAAGCCATACGCCATAAACTTTTTGGCAAAGTAAAATCCAAAGCCGTACCGCTAGAAACATCCTCCCTTAAAGGAGGTTGAAAAGATAATGTTCCAGCACCAGATGATTTGTCAGCCGTTACTATGTACAGATAACTTCCAAGCTGAAAGTAAGTTCCAGCAGTAACCGCTGATGCTGCTGCTGAAGTAGTTAGCGTTTGGGCTCTAATCGCTGTGGTTCCAGATGTGGTTGATGTTGCTGTGCTGGTATGCAATGGGTTGCCAAACGTAAACGTGCCTTCCCGCCCTTTTAAGCCGACTATAAAAGCCTCAATAGATCGTGCCTCGATATGCGATAAAGGCGGCAGAGACACTTCTGCTTCCCACCTAGCACCTTGATGAGCATATACCTGAGTATCTAATGTAAATGGCGATTCACTTACAGCTACAACTCGTTTCAGTCTCATCGACATATTTTTTATGCCAACATTGGGAAAAGATAAAGGCATTTATTACGCTCCTGACATTGCTTTGCTAAAGTTGCCACCACGCAATCTAGCATCTGCCACTGCGCCTTTTGCTGCTTGAGCAATTTGAGGCATTAAGCCAACAATCTCTGCCCTTACAGTGCTTTGTATTCCGGTGGTCACGTTAATGGTTTGGTTAATTGTAACACCGCTACCGCCACCAAGTTTGTTACTAGGTACGATTGAGCCTTGAGAGTTAGGAATAAACATCTCAGCCCCACTCTCACCAACCATATAAGGCTGACCGCTTTGAACCGATCCCCCAATGGCTCTGCCTGAAAGACCCGCCATAGTTGTTAAGTTGCCGCCAGTTCCTCCAGCCGTAACTCCAGCACCGCCACCGCCACCAAAGCTGGCAGTAATAGCACCAAAAGCAGCATCAACAATATATTTTTGAATTAGCATTTTAATAAGACTATCAACAACGCTCTTTGCCATTGACTTCATAGCGTCAGCAAAGTTAGCCGCGCCTGTTACGCCAGCAGCTAAAGAGTCTGTCAGTCCGTCTAAAGCTTGATTAGTTAAACTCTTTAGGTTTTCTTCAGTAGAAGGTAAGGCTGCGCTCCAGTCATTAAAAGATTGATGTACAGTACCGACTTTCTCGGCAAGGTCAGGAAAAACATAATCAGTAACTTCTTGAAAGTTTTGTAACTTAGCAATCGCTTCATCTAAACCGCTAACAATACCGCTAGCAAAACTAACCTCGCCGATTTCTTTTTCAGCATCTTGAGCTTCTTGCATTAAGGCTAATGTTGTTTTGTAACGCTCTTCTAATAGTGCCATTACAGGCAATTTTTGATCAAAAGTCATGCTTGCATTATTGATCATTTTTTCTTGCGTTTCTTTTATGTTATCTAACTCTTCCCTGTACCCTGCTGCATCTTTTTTGCCTAAAGAAAAGAAATTGTTAAATTTATTCTTTGCTGCAATAGCATCGTTAAACACGCCAATAATGCCATTGGTTAAATCTTCTAGTCCTTGAATAGTCACTCTAACCGCGCTAAGAATATCCACGGCTAAAGATTTTGCAAATTCCTTCATGCCGCCTTTTACTTCAATGCCAGTAAGCAAGAAAGTTTTAAACGCATCGGTTAAATACGCTATTGCTGGGGCTAATGCGGCTGATACTTGACGAGTTAAACCAACAAATAAAGAATTAAGTTTAGTAAATTCATCATTGGCTCTTTCCACTCCTTTTGCTGCGTCTCGCGAAAGACCAAGACCAAGAAGTTTTGCTTCGCCAAGCATTTCTTTTAACCCTTCCCTGCCTTTACTTAACGTGTTAACAAGTGCCGCACCTTCAGAGTCAAACAGTTTAAAAGCTAATCTTAGCCTATCTGATTCATTTGTAACTTTTTCAAAGGCATCGGATAAGACAAGCATTCTTTCATCTAACGGCATCCGGTTAAGAGCCTGAGCGTCAATTCCTAACTCTTTGATTGCGCTTTTGGCTTCGCCTGTACCTTTAGCCGCTTCAGCAGTTCGTCTAGTAAAACGCTGTAAAGCCATATCCATCGTGTTGGTGGCTACGCCAGTTAATTCTGCCGCATACCTTAGACCCGCTAGAGAATCAGCGGTTGTACCTATTTTGCTTGCTGTCTTTACTAAAGCGTCAGAAGTAGCTAATGACCTTTTAATAAGAAAGCCAAAACCAGCCGCGCCACCAACTAAAAGCAAAGCTGATCTCATGCTAAAAACGGCTTGGGTTATTCGTTTAATTCCTGCTGCTGCTGAAGCAAAACCTTTTTTGGTCTTGTCCATTGCAAATATTTTGATATTAAACTTTTGGTCAGCCATTGCTTTCACTCTGTATTTGGAAATATGCTAGCCACTCATTAAAGTGACTGACGGGCATTTGCTCTGCTTCTTCTATTGTAAGATGCAAGCGGTCAGCCAAGGAAAGCAGGTTCATCCTTAACTGATCGCTCCTTAGTTTCCCTCTGCGTCCTCTACAGATTCAATTTCTGCAAACATCTGATTAGCGATATCTGATATCACATTAGTTTCTTCTCCCATTAGATCAAGCCGATCTTCAGCAGATTTAAAAAGCTTGTTGCCGCCTTCGTCTTCTGCTTTCATGCAAATCAGATCGACCATCGCTCCAATGGTAGTGTTATTAAGAAAGTTAGGGTGCTTTTTCTGCAGTTGATCTAAATCATAGCAAGTAATACTTCGGCTATATAATTTAAACGCTCCAGATTCATCAGCCCATGCAGGAACAAGAACCTCTCTTGCTTCTAACTTCCTTCTGTTTCTTAACTCTTTAGCTAGTCCCATGGTTTAATTCCCCGCTGTTAAACTTGTGCTTCAGATACTGCTCCACTGCATTGAATAGCAAAACTTGCTTCAACCATTCCGTCAAAAGAACCAGTGATTGAGCGTGATGTAACAATACCGCTACCAGAAAAGAATGTCTCACCGCTTCCAGTACCTGTTGGATATACTTCAAAATCTATTGAAGCACGTTCATCAAGGACTAATTGTTGTGCATCGGCTTCATCCCAATAAACTTCAAGTGATACTGTGTTAGTTTTTAAGCCTGCCTTGTAACTTCTTGCAACATCACCTATTACTGAATCTTCAATGGGGTCTGCTGAACCATCAAATGTAAATGAACGAACTTCTCCCACCACGGCAACAGTCGTTCCCGCTACTTGGATTTTTACAACACCGGATGCGCCTGTTTTAGTCGCCATGATAATTTACCTATTTTAAAGTTTAAGTTGTGCCGCGAGTATATTGGTATAAGACGCGAACTGTAATAATAACCCCACCGATGGGGTCAATGGAACCTTCGTCAATCTCAATGCTTGTTATTTGCGTATCAAGGGCATAACCACCACGCAAACGATCAACATCAAGTGCTTCTTCAATTGCTTCAATAAGATTGTTTCTGGCCGAATCTATAATTGCGCCTTTAACGTAGCAAATGAATTCATAATTAATTGTAGCCATTCGTTTACTAACCGAACCGCCAAGGGTACTGTCTTCTCTGTCTTCGTCCGCACTCCTTACTAATATTGCAGGAAATTGTGCGCTTGATAGCTTGTCAAAATCAAACGGCTCTCGCGTAACATACTTAACGCCCACAGGAGCAGTAGTAGCTTGTAAAGTTGCAACTAGATTATTAGCAATATTTTCTCTTACGCTCATTTCAAAGTCCTAAAAAATACTTTTCCTAAAGCTTTCTCTTCTAAATCAGAAAACCCAAAAAACGGCCTAGTTGCATTATTTTTTGCTGCTTTTTCTGCTTCAGTAGCGCGACTAAAAAATATGGTAGCCGCTCTGTTGTCTACGCTAGATGTTAATGAACTAAGCATATTTCCGCTAACGCTTAAATTAGGTTTAGTAGTTAACCCTTGTTCTTTACGCCAAGCAAAATATCCTCCATCTGGCACTTTACTATATGGTTTAAAGCTGCCACCTTTGTAACTTTTGCCTTTTGCCGTTCTTTCTTCTATTATTTGTATTCCAGCCAAAGCTGTTCTTGATAACGCTCTGCGAACACTTTTAGATAAAGCTTTGCCGCGTTTTTTTAATAAGCGTTCTATTTCTTTGCCGTTACTGGTTAACCTTACTTGCATTATCTATCAAGCCTGTTAACAGCAATGTATTCTCGTTCTTGTTCTGCAACAGCACCATCTCCATCCAAATCGTATTCTATGCCGTCACCATATACAGCTTCCATTTCTTCACCGTATCTAGCTTTATAAAAATCAATCATGTTTCCAAATCTATCGCCATCAACCCAATTGGTAAGCTTTGGCAATGCATACATCCACAGCACTAAATATGCTGATGCTTGAGTAAATTGTAAAGCGGTTAATTTTGATTCAACCATTTCACCAGCAATACCTTTTTTTGGCCACCATTTAATACGCAAATCGCGCTCAATATCAGCTTGAGCCTTTGGATGTTCTATACTAAACGAATCAATGCCCAAATCTAAAATATCAGGTATTAATTTTAATAAATCCGCATCAGACGAATATGCCATTTCAAACCTCAATTAAAAGCCTCACCCCCCTAAGAGAATGAGGCTAGTCTTAATTAACCCAACAGAAGAGCAGTATGCTCTGGCTTGATGTTTTTAACACCCCAAGCCAAACCAACTTCATAACGCACTTTTCTGTAGCCTTTGTACATGGCAAATTCCATGCTAAGACCAGAACGTGGATCAGTGATTACAATTACGTCTTCAGC